CGCCAGTATCTACGGTAACTTGAGTAGTAGTTGCTGTTGGTTGGACTACTTCGGTTGGATCCTCAAACGTGAATCCAAAATCATAGGTTGTGTTGGACATATTTCCTCACATACTTCTTTGCTCGTTTTTCCAGGGACTTCATAGCCATTTTCATCTTCAATTCCGAAGCATGATCAGAGAAGTTCAAGCCAAGCATATGGTCGTATTCATGCTGGAAAATTCTCGCGGGGAGTCCCGAGAGTTCTTCTACTATATATTCACCTTCAACATTCTGATATGAAACAGTTATACTATCTGGACGCCGAATTGTCAACCATAATCCTGGATAACTTAGACAACCTTCTTTAGCGAGAATAGTTTCAGATGAAGTAGAAACAATCTTCGGATTGAAAATATTCTTTCGATTGTCATCATCCGATCCCATCACAAAAACCTTGGCATCAATTCCTACCTGATTGGCAGATAGACCAAGACCACGAAGGTGGCGGCACTTTGTCCATAACTTATCAACTAGGTCTTTAGCATCGCCAGTTTCAAAATCAAAAGCAGTGGGTTCTTTTCGCAGTTGCGGATCAGTAAACTTAATTAATTCCATTAGACCACCATTTCACTGTAGTTGTTTTTCTTTTCAAACTTAATCAGACTGCGAAACTTATCGAACAGTTGATCGCCCTTGTGGCTGATAACAAATACGTTTGTTTCTTCACCCAAAGTATCAAGTAGAGACATAACATAATCTGTACCATTGTTGTCAAGCGAACTATCAAACACCTCATCCAAGATCAGAAGATTGGTAGCTACACTGTTCTTCATCTTGGCGATAGTGCGCCATGTAAAGAGAAGAGCCAAGTCGATACGCTGCTTTTCACCTTCGGAGAAAGATGCGTAACTGAAATCGTCACGATGGCGAGACTTGATAGTTTCATCAAACTTCTCATCCAGATTAAACTGCACAAAGAAGTCCATGGCTTGCAAGTATTTATTCACCAACTTATTGATAACTGGAAGATACTGCCGAATAATCTTAGTCTTAATACCAGTGTCCTTGAGGAGAGTGGAGACAGCATCCATGTAATGCTTTTCTTCATTCAACTTGGCCTTATCTTCATTCTGTGATAGAACTTCTTTGGCATAAGTTTTCAGTTTAGTCTTTTCAGTATCAATGTCGCCCGTCTTCTCCGAAATGTCTGCAAGTTCCAAGTTGAGCGCCTGAATAAGTCGTTGTTGGACAATAATTTCGTTGTTGTTTGATAGTATCTTCTGGTTAAACTCTGCGATTTCCCCCAAAATCTTTTGATCTTCCGCAATGAGTTCCTGAAGTCTCTCAAATTCTTCCGAAAGTTTTTCCATTCCTTCGTTGAGGGATTGCATCTTATCCTTGCGTTCATCCACGAGTGATGATTTATGTTCATGTGAGATGCCTTGCTTACAGGTCGGACAGTCTTCCGTCGTCTCATAGAACGATATTTCTTTTTCAATATCACGGAGTTGGGATGAAAATTTGGTTTTGAAAGATTCGAGTTTCTTTTGCTTGCTGGTGAGGTCGCCAAGGGCTGCACGGGCTTCCTCTTGTAGAGATTTATCATGTTCAAGAAACTCGACCGTCTTGAATAGACTCGATACTGTGGTCTCGCATTCCGAAATACGGCTCTTGATTTCATCAACTCTCTTTTCCTTATTTGCTTCAAGAGTATCAACATACTCCTTCTGGATAGAAGCCTTCTGCTTTAGAACCTCTAGCTTACCATCAGCATCTTGTAGTCTGTCCTTGAGTTCATTCATCTTGTCTCTTAATACTACATTCATAGTGGTAAAGATTTGAATATCAAGTAGGTCTTCGATAATCTCACGGCGAGTACCAGAAGGCAACTGCATGAAAGGTGTGAACGAGGCTGATCCAAGAATGACAATCTGTGTGAAGGACTTGTAGTTCAACTTGAGAATAGATTCCTCAAGATACTTCTGATAGTCACGAGCGGCTGCATCTTGATTGATTAGATCGCCATCGCAATAGATTTCAAAAAGATTTGGCTTAATACCACGAACAATCTTGTAAGACTTGCGACCAGACTGAAACTCCACCTCAACCAGAAGTTGCTTCTTATTGATTGAGTTTACCAACTGAGGCTTGTTGATGTTACGAAACGGCTTACCGAAAAGACTAAAGCACAATGCATCAAGCATTGTTGACTTACCACCACCATTCTCACCAACGATTAGAGTATTGGGTGAACGGTCTAGCTTGATTTCAGTGAACTGGTTGCCAGTAGAAAGAAAGTTCTTCCAGCGAATAGTATTAAAAATAATCATACAGTAACGTTCTGTGCCTCAACATAAAGTTCTTGAAGAATGTTTTTGATACGGCTTTTTTCAAGATCAGTTTGAATAGTGTCAACGAAATCAGAAAGGACAGTCATAGTATCTTCCACATTCATTTCTTCATCATCCATAGCTTCTGCTTCAAATTCGGAGAAGTCTTCGATAATTTTTAGTTCAATTAGATTTAGATCATACAACTTATCAACAAATCGGTCGAACTTATAGAAATCTGTCTTCTTTACAACTACTAACCGAACACAACTCCCAGTAAGTGGACTAAGATCAAGCAGACTAGGGTCGTTAGCAGTGTCATCATAATAGATTTTATGAAAGATGCGGTTCGGGTTTTCATAAAATTCAACTTCGTTAGTTTCCGTATCATAGATGTGATACCCTCTTGGATCATTATAATCGTTCCAAGTAAACTCATAAGTATTACCCAGGTAGACAATATTACCAGAACGACTGCGATGATGGAAATGCCCACTACAAACAAGAGGGAACTTATCGAAGCACTTCGTATCCATGCCATGGTCGTTTTTATGTCCTCGATACATTTCGAACCCTGCGAATTCAAAGTGTCCGAAGACTGCTTGCGCATTGGATGCATTAACTACCTCCATAGTCTGATCATAGTTGCCCGAACAAATCCAAGGAACAAGCAACAAGTTCTTGCCATTCACGATAATTTCTTCGGCTTCTGAATACGTAAGAACATTTTCGTATTCGCGAAGAAGAAGGTCAAGACTGTTGACCTCATTCGTATTCTTAAAGAACGTATCGTGGTTGCCAGCAATCATATGAACGTCAATGCCCATAGCACTGGTCTTATCAAAGAAATACTCACGGCACTTCTTCAACGTATTATAATTTATAAACTTGCGCCGATCAAAAACATCACCAAGATGAATAATAGTCTTGATTCCTTCCCGCTCCAGATGAGGGAAGAATGTTTCTGTGTAGAACTTCGCAAAGAAGTTATCGAACGGAATGGAATCCGACCTAGCACCAAAGTGAGTGTCAGTGATCAGCGCAATTTTCATGACTTCAAAATTCCAATCAAAGTATTCGTCTGGCTAATAGCATCATCAAGTGCATGGTGGTGTGTATCGTTTTCACTCGCACGGATCTTGGCATTGCTTAGACCCATAAGATTCATGACGGTGCGATAGCACATGATGTTACTGTAACGCCAAGGCCAGCCAAGACCGACCGCTTGATACGCCGACTCCAAGATAGTAATATCGAATGAAGCACCATTACCCCACGGCATTACCTTGTCTTTACCGATCCAGTCGGTGAAACTTTGCAGTGCTTCCGTAAGAGGCAGTTGGTCTGTAAGAAGTGCATCTCTTGCTGCTGGACTCTGCTTCATCCACCATTCTACTGTGTCTTTGGACACATGTAGTCCAGCCGCCTTGCAAGATTTTGCATCAATGTTGCAATAGAACTTATCGATAATACCTTCACCTAGAGTGAACTTAGTAGCACCAATAGATAGAATGGTTGCATTGGCTCTTGTAGAAAGAGTTTCCAAATCAATCATTACATGAACTGTATTAGGATCAGTTACTTTCACTTCTTTTTTAATCCATTATCTTTGGCATACTTCGTTAGAGCCTTATCACAAAAATCGCGAATGTTCTCTACACTAACCATATAGTTATGTCGAATGTTATAATTGTTGGCCTTGTCCTGCATAGCATCGACCATCTGTTGGACGATGGCAGGAACGAGTAGTTCCTTACTCATAATTCACCTTACTTAGTAGGAGGAGGCGCAGTCTTATTTTCTGCGGGTGCAGTTGCAGCCTCAGTGGGAATGGCTTCTTCTAGAGCCTGCTCGGGATCAGTCTGTTCACCATCAGCGACTCGCTTTAGCGTAATCTGACCATTACAAATCATATAGTGCTGGCCTTCACCGAGTTTGGAAGACTCCAGATAGATACAGCCAGCGTTCTGAATCGAAACAGTCTGCACATCTTCGCGGTGCTGTGATACTCCAGATAGAATCGAAGTAACACCCACGGCGGCGACGGCAAACATAATTAGTGAAACCCAGTTTTCAGAAACAAACGTCTTAACACCAGGAGTAGAAATCTTGAGGGAGTTCAAATCAGTCATAACAATTCCTTTTATTGAAAGATAGGTTTATCTTACTCTAAATCTAGTCCAGAGTCAACAGTTTTTTGTTGATCCAAATATTTTGGTCGGCGTTTAGGAATTTGCTTGACTTCTTCTGGCTTATCAAAGTCATCTATCAAGTCAATCGTCTTTTTCAGATAGTCAATAAACTCATTGCCATAATCTCCACCATCATGATCTTGCGTGATCAGATCGTGAATATCTAGATTCTTGATATATCTATACTTTGCCTGCTGTTGCTTCTTCTCTTTCGCGATACGGCGTAAGAAGGCATAATACGTAATCTGTGTGAAGTAAGCGAAAGGATTCTTTGACTTAGCGGGATCAAAGTTATCAATGTAAGTAATACAATTTTCGATACCATCGAGAATCATCTCCTCACGATACGTATAGTTTATGAAGTTGGACTTATAGGCTAAGTGATTAGCAATCTTGAGAAAGCATTCACCCAGATAATTAGGTACTCGCGGCTTCTCTCTACCCTCGGCTTTTGCAGCCAACACGGTATTTCTATATTCTGTTATTCTTTCTAAAAATAACGCATTGTCCACATAATGGACATTATTTTTACGATTTTTGGCCATTAGCCCTCCATTTCAAACATAGTTTGTTATACTATATTTTTTTATTCATAGCAATGTTTTTATTGAAAAAAGTATTTACAGGTTGTGATTCTTGGTGTATAAGAGGCGTGTAGCCTATGAAGAATGAATCTAATTAAGTAATCCTCTGCTTCTTAGTATTCTTGCTTGAAGCATTTCGAGTTCATCAACTGGTTCGTTCTCTTCAATGTCGGGCACCTTGCCGACGTAGGCGTTATATTGTTCAACAAGATTTTGTTTTAACGCGCAGGTGGTTAGCACCTCTTTACCACTAATCAGAAAACTTGTATCACCAGAAATTCCTATCCATGGCTTTAAAAGAAAAGTTTCTCCGTTAACTCCGTTCTGTTGAACGGGGACAGGAACTACCGCTATAGGATCATCTAGCCAAATAGTATTACTGTCAGCTGGTCGGACAACAGCAATGATTGTCTCACCATTTTTTAATTTAACAACAGTAACCTCACTCATAGCTGGATCCTGACAAGTTTATATTTGAAACCCTCTTCATTATATATCTTGATTCTTTCCACCATATGAGTAAGGGTGTAGTTCTTTCTGGACTTCCATGTTAGATCATCCCCGATATCAAAAAGTTTACATGCTGTCTTATCGTTACCTTTTCTGAGGCCTCTACCGATAGACTGTAGATTGCGAATACGCGACTTAGATGGAGAAGCAAAGATAACGTTGTGTAGGTTTCTAATATTTATGCCCGTTGAAAACGTGCCGTAGGACGCAATAATAATTGCGTCTTTTTCTTTTTCTGTGATATCTCTAATAGCTTCTCTTTGCTGGGTGTCTGTGCCACCGTGAACAAAGAAAACTTGGCGCTTGTCCCCAACCTTATCATTGATAAGATCATAAAGAACTTGGCCGTGCTTCTCGACAAACTGGAATAGAACTAGAGTGTTGCCCTTTTGGGTGGTGGCTAGATTTTTAATAACGTTATTTCTCTTCGGATGTTGAACTAGCCAGTCCATCTCTTGCTGGTAGTTGTAGTCCTTGAGAATCTTTTTCTCTTCATCTGAATAGTCTAGCACTAGGCAGTTGATATCTAGATCAGCTACCGACCCCTGTTCCATAAGTTCCTTAGTAGAAATAACCTTCTTAACCTTACCGAACAGACCTTCAAGAATAAGTTTGTGGGTCTTCGTTCCATCTAGAGTTCCAGTAGTTCCTATACGGAATTTTGTGTTGACGCATTTATCAAAGATAGATGTTAGGGACTTTGCTTTGAACAAGTGCGCTTCGTCTCCGTAGATAACATCGAACCCATCAAAGAATTTTTTGGGCAACTTGTAAATAGATTGCCACGTAGATATTACAATAGGAGAATCATTCGTCTTTTCGTGACCAGCATAAATTCTGGCGCAGTTCTGCGATGCATACCATTCTGTGTGTGATGCGTAGTCTTGAAAATCTTTATACATCTGTTCAACGAGTGAGGTGGTAGGCACAATGATAAGTTGCTTACGACCAAACTGTTGGTGATATCTCATTAGTAGATAGATGATCAGTGATTTACCAGATGCGGTAGGCGAGAGTAGCAGTGTGCGCCCGATGCGGATAGCATACTTAACTGCTTCTAGCTGGTAGTCTCTGGCTTCAATTGGTTTATCTTGACTGTGTAAATTTAACGATTCTGCGAATTTCTGCACATCTTCTAGTATAACAGGATCGCCGATACGTTCCATGTTTACGTCTACGGTGTAGTCCAGGCGTTCTGCAAATTCTCTTAGATACGGCAACAGGCCAACGTAGAGTTCTTTTGTCCAGATATTGAACAGTCTTGCCTTGCCGTCCCAAAGTTTGGCACGATACGTGGGCATGAAACGTGCGCCCGGGACTTCAAAGGTGAAGTAATCGTTTAACTCTTGTGCTACGCCAGGATCACAATCGACCTGTAGATGCACTTCATTTTTCTTGGAAACTTTTAGATCACTCACTCATCTTCTCTAAAAACAAACTTGCGATATATTTATGTGCTTCTATACCAGGGTGCATGGCATCTCTGGCCTTATCCATTGTCTGGAGAGTATCATTTATATCATCAACATTAATACACACAAATTTTGTATTATTTTTTGTGCATAGGTGTTGCATTGACATAATATTTTTAATATAATTAATTTCTATATTTTCATCAGAACTTAACCATGAATTTAAATGATGCTCTATTAAGTCTTTATCATAATTATCTCTGACACCTTTATCTTTAGAGAAAATATTGAAGATTTCGGAATCAGAATATCTAGTAGGAAATAAATTATATATTTTTGGAAACAACTGATATAATTTATCGTTCTTGAATTCTTCTCTTCGATGTTTGTATGGATACAAAATGAAAACATGCGATGGATTTAATTTCGGCAGCCAATAATTCATTAATCTAAAACATGTATCACCTGATGCTCCAGAAACCCCGAAATTATTTTCAGCAATATTCAGTGATGATGCCACAAGTTTGGACCATCTATCATCAACACCAACACCCTCTGCTAATGTGAATGAACATCCCAAAAACATTCCGCCACCAGAAACAAATTCTTGACTTCTATACCCATCTGAATTGAAACTATAATTCATCTGATATGATTTCCAAAAGTTCATTTCTTCTGGATATTTTTTCAAATTAATCTCGAAAATATCTTTCGAGTCCATTATGTTCCAATTACTAGTCTGATTGGCGTTTTTATATTGAGGGGTAAATGGTGGCATCACATCAATCCGTTAGTAAACTTGGTCCACTCGATTGCATTCTTAATGTCCCATGTTCTACTATTTAGTGACCGTATGATTTGCTCTAGTTGATATAGTAGGGCTTTGACATATTCTACCTTGTCCATTGCACGAATGATATCTTCATCGCAGTTGATACGATCTTCCATATCATGCTTCAATGGTTTTAGGCCTTGATACTGATCCCAACCGCGTTCCTGTAGTTCGTCATGGGTCATTTCACCGCGAAAGTATTTTGCCTTATCACGGCGCAAACGATAATAGTCTGCTTCTGCTTTGCGCAGTTGTAGTTTAGTATTAGATAGGACGTTTAAATATTTGGAATGTAGTTCCGGTATTCTTGTTGACTCTCTGCCTAGATTGAGTTCATCAATCTTAGAGTCTTTTGCCCACATTTCTTGGACTTCTGATAGTTTCATAACAACTCCACATATAAAATAATTTTATTATAGCACGGTTATATCGTAATGTCTATACTTAAATGCAGCAATACCTTGTAAGAAATTGGCTTGACCCGTGCTGATATCAAAATCAAGACCTTCTAGACTAATTGGAAAAACATCGTAGTAGGTAATCTTGACATTTGGATTATTGTCAGAGTCTAGAATAAAGAAATCTGCATCTGAAAAATTACCAAGAGCCTCTAATCTTTTTTCTGGTACGGCTGGAAATCTATATGCTTGACTTTTGTTCCAGTTAGTGTATTCATCGTGGTTATTTGGAAAGCCAAGACCAATCAACCAATTATATAGTTCGGTATAATTTCTCATATTCTCTTGAACAAGAAATCTAATCACTAGATCACCATAGTTAAGTTTATCACCTGGTAACGGTATCTTAGACAGAGGAGTTTCTACCTCTGGTGCACCAATTTGAATTGCTGGAATATTTGCCGCCTGACAAAAGTATGATACGTTTGGTAGATTGTGAATTTGAAACTTGAACCCATTTGGCTTTAGATAATCAAGATCACTGGGTTGTTGATTGACCCAGTTACCTTCTGTAATGCCAAGTTCTGTTTTAGTTACCATTTGTATCTCCTTACGCTATATTTATAACGAAAAAGGGAGGAGCATTTCTGCCCCTCCCAGTTTCTTGCAACCCTCTCTCTAACGGAGAGGTATCGATTACATAAGGTTGGTAACCTTAACGCGACGATAGTATTGGTTGCGGTTTGCAGTGAATGTGTCTGCGTCGGTTGTGCCGTTCGACTGTGTAACGTATGGGTTAGCAATCATGCCGTAACGAGTCTTGAAGCCAATCTTTGGCTGGAAGCTATTAGGATCGATTGCACGAACCATCTGTAGAGGAACGTATGGGCAATAGAAGAGACCAGCGTCATAAGCGTTTGCACCCTTATAACCAACAACGTAGAACTGGCTAGCAGCACCGGTGTTGGCTGAGTAAGGATCAACATAAACCTTATAACGACCGTTTAGAGTACCAGCAAATGTGTTGCCAGTGTCATCAACGTTCAGGTCAGGCGAACCCTGTAGAGCGCGGCCTGTGTCAAGAACACCTGCCATTGCAAGAGCAGCGGCAACGTCCGACGAACAGATGATGAAGTTACCCTTACCACGGCGGGTATCTTGAGCGATTACGTTAGCGTCACGTTCAATGTTGAACAGAAGACCCTTGAAGCGTTCAACGCTCCAACGACCGTTTGAGTCAACGTCAAGGTCGAAAGTACCAGCAGTTGCGGTCGATGCCGAACCTGTCTTAGCAACCTTGTAGATTGTGCGGATAACTTCGCGGTTGATTTCACCCAGAATTTCTTGCGAAAGGATGTTGCTGAGTTCTGATTCAGCGTCAAGACCGTGAATGGCCTTAAGATCCTGTGCAAGTTCAACTGTGTATTCTGCCTTTAGAGCGCGGGTCTTAGCAGTAACAGTTGTCTTCTCGATTGAGAATGCCATTTCACCGAACGACTCACCACCAGTGGTACCAAGTGCTTCGGCGGTTGCTGTTGGCATTGCAGTACCAGTTGTGTAAGTACCATCAACTGGGTTCGAACCTTCGTGTGCTGTGCCATTTGCGTCACCCGAGAAGTCGGTATCTGCTTCGTTGAAGAGTGCTTCGGTACCGTCTTGAGTGCTGTAGTGCGACTTCATAGCGAAGATAAGGCCAGTTGGACCAGTCATTGGCTGAACGCCAGCAACGTCATAAGCCATTAGGTTTGGAAGGGCACGGCGAACTAGTGAGATAAGAATTGGGTCATACTTATCGATTGCACCACCAGAAATGTTGTTGGTTGGTGCGTCTTCGAAAAGTGCAGCCTTTTCTTCACGTAGTGCCTTTTCTTGGTTTTCAAGAACAACGGCTGTAACAGCGCGCTTGTAGTTATCCTTGATCGAACCTAGACCTTCGTGATTAAGAACTGGTTCCCACTTCTTCTGTAGTGATTCTGAAAGAAACATTTAGTTTTCTCCTTGTGTGTCAATATATTTATTTATAAAAAATTACTTTTGAGCCATTTTGTTGAGTGCTTCAACATACTTATTGACTGTCGATTCGTCTACAAGTTCAACGCCTTCGTCTTCTAGTTTGTCTTCCGAAATAATCGTTGACTTAGAAGCTGGATAATAATTTTCCTTGATTACGTTCAACTTTTCTTCATAGATTTCTGCATTCTCGAATTCTACATCAGCGACCAATGACTTGAACTTTTCAGCGTCGGTCTTAGCAAGATCCTCAGCTACGACGGCGAAAACACCTTCCTTCATTAGTTCTACATTGCTATTGTGCAGTTCTACATTTGCAGCAATTGCCTCGTCCAACTTAGCAGAAACTTCTTCTAGTTGGGCCTGCATTTCACCAAGCACATCATATTTCTCTTCGGGAACATCAATGTAATGTTCTGCGAATAGGTTCTTCATACCGTTGATGAATGATTCTGCAATATCTGTGCGTAGACCATTTTCAACGGCGAGTTGATTATCTTCAACCCACTTTTCAATTACATAGCTAAGATATGAATCGACCTTCTCGGTCAAGTCAGCCTTGAATTCTTCCATAAGTTCAGCGGCTTCGGCGATTAGGCCTTCTTCGATCTGCTGGACTTGATTTGATACGCGGGCAGTAACCATTGCTTCAAAAAGCGATGATGCTTTACCACGGAATTCTTCTGATAGGTCTTCGTTGCCATCAAAGAGAGTGGCAAGATCGGCAGTGAAATCTTCTTCAATCATTTCGCCTTCTTCCTCTGTTTCTTCCTGTGCAACGTTACCCTTTGACGATGGCTGATTAACAACCGAAGCTGGATCTGCTACAGTCTTAAAGTTTGGTGCATCACCAACTGTACCAGAATGACTCATTAGATCGTCCTGAGAAATCGAAGATGCTTCTTTAGCACCAGGATTTGCAGTGTCATCATCACGCTCACCAGAAACAGTTGCGTCTTGCGACGAACCCTGGCGAGGCTGAGTTTGATCGCCTGCTACCTTACCTGGGATAGAAGTATCCTTACCCTTTGATGCGCCCATTTCGCCCTCTGGCGAGGCATCTTCCGACGAACCCTGCTTAGGGTTGGTTGTGTCTCCAGCAACCTTTTCGTCTAGAACTTCTTCGGATAGTTGCTTCTTATTCAGCAACTCTCTGATTTTGCTTTCTACACTCATTTGCGTCTCCTAAATGGATTTTTATATTTTATTTATAAAAATATTACTTTGAAGAAAGATGGCGCAAGAAACGTTCAAAGACATGCAGTTTTGCTTCTTCGAGTTGCTTCTTACTTGCTTTCTTAATATACTTCTTGGCCATATCGCAATGCTGTTCGGTCCAAACACCATTCACAACAACCCATTCTTTATTTTCCATGATGCCACGAACGAAGGCATCTGGTGCTGAAGGATCAGCAACGATATCCGCCGCTGTTGCTAGATGAAAGTCATCTTGAACAACTTGAATGCCGTCTCTATTTTCCTTCAATGTTCCTAGGCCTCTTGACGAAACGCCAAGTTGACCGCCAGACTCAATAAGACCACGAGCGATGTTGCCCATTGGTGTTTCTGTGAGTTTCGCTTTACCTACCCAGTTATCGCCATCGCGGCGAAGTTCTGTGATGATATGCGATACACGATCCAGATTGATCGATGGACCATCTGGATGTCCTAGTTCACCGAAGGCTCTGTTGTTCTCTACTGCTTCTTTCATGTAACGTGTAATCTCTTTCTCCATGATTTCTCCTGGATACATACGACCGTTACGATTTTTAATATTGGATTGCAGGAAAACACCCTCGATATAGAGAGCCTTTTTGCCTTCTTTTTCTTCTGTGATGTAACGAACTTGCTCGTTAACTTCTGTAATAAGTTTCATTAGCCTAGATCCCCATCTGCATCTTGGTGCTGTTGTGGACCATAGCCAGCTACTTTAGTAAGTTCTAAAACTACAGTACCATCACCACCGGTGAATGTTACCACGATATTCGAAGTGCTTTCTTCGTTGTCAGACCAACCAGCAAAATCTAGCCATCCCGATCCTTGATCGTTAAGTGTCCATAATGTCTGGCCATTTCTAACAATAGTAGCAGAAGTTCCAGACGCTAGTGAATAGTAGATAGACTTAATATGAACAGTTGGTGTCGCAACTGTTTCGGTTGATTTCTTTAAAGTGGTAGCAAGAGCAATCGTCCCAGCACCAGTACCGCGAACCTTCACTACGCCATGGACTTGTGTTAACTTTAAGACAGAAACAGTTGCTGCCATTTGCTCTTCCCTTTATTTCTTAGCCAACGTGTTGTGTAGAGTGCGTGATATCCGCACGATGCACATCCATGCCAGCAGTTCCCTTTTTGGTTTTCCAATGTGCAGCGGCGTTTTTGGCGGCTTCATATGTCGAGCCAGCATGTGTTTCAAACTTACCGTGCTTTGCATGAACAACAATGAATGGCTTTAGATCAGACGATTCTTCTACCTTCTTCTTACCGCGAAGAAGTTTGAAATCGTGTCCATCAATCTTGCCATTCTTATTAGCATCAATCTTATGTTGATTACCCTTTAGTTCTTCTGACTTTAGAGAATCTTTCATATCTTGCTTAGATTTCTTATGCTTTTCTTTGAATTCTTTGTCGCCCATGGATTCGATATCCATAGCAATTTCCTTCATGCGACCTTCTTCAAGTTCAACTTCTTCGTTGTATTTTCCAGATGGCACCCTGGCTTTACCCGACCATTTATCTAGAGCGAGTTTTCTGCCCTTTGAGCGATCTTTTGTTTTGTCTTCGCCTGCTTTGCCGCGATATGAAATTGCCAAATTTGTCGATATTTCATCTAACTGCTCTTCTTCAAGTTCAACTTCTTCGGCAGCCATCTTGGCAGCGATTGCCATCTGACGGCGCTTCTCTTGCGACTTACCCTTAAACTGAGGAGCATCCGATGCCTGGAAGTCCTTGATAACATCACCCATCTTAGCTTTCGCCATGTTGATGCGTTCTTGAAGTTGTTTATAGGTCTTCATCGTTGCCCTCTATTTCTTCTTGGTCGCCATATTCATCATCTGTGATTTCGTAATGATCGAAATCTTCTTCATCTGGCGAGTCGTTGAATACACTGTTTGCCATATCTTGTCGCATGTTATCTAAATGTTCGCCTGCTTTAAGATCCATGATATCGTTGAAAACTTGTTCGGCATCAGCAAATGTGCCATTTTCAATGTTATTTATTAAGTCACTAATGTTACTGTTGTCCATTATCTTGTCCTTGGTTTTGCTGTTGAACCGCAGCTGGCGGTTCGCCTTCTAAAGGTGAATAGTCGGGAGGTGAAACTTCTGGAACGGTGGAATCATTTTCCAGTTTAATTCGTTCTCTATCATCTTCCGATAATTTTAGAATATGCTCTTGGACATATTCTCTGCTATACATTGTACCAATGAACGGAGCAATACCCTGCAAGATTTCAACTCTCGACTGTAGAATTTGCTGTTCTTTTGATTCTGTATAGAATGCATCTGTGGCGTAAATGTATTTTAGATCATATCTGATCTTTTCCCAGTCGGCTTCTGTAATGATTCCCTTGAGAATCAACTGTGTCTTTAGTAGATCATCAAACAGAAGTGAGAAGCGGCGGCGCAGTTTAGCAATGAACTTGGTGAACTTCCATTCATCGCGGTTGATTTCTGCGGCGCGACCAAAGTTTAGACCAGTCTGTTGTTCTAGTCTTGACATAGGAACGTTTAGTGATTGATATAGTTTGCGCTGGAAGTATTCGATATCTCCCATTTCGCCAAGACCCTGCCCACCCGGTAGAGTTTCAATTTGCGTGCCTCTGCCACCTTCGCGGCGAGGCAACCAGAAGTCTTCGAGCATTGACATAAACTTTTTATCGTCGCGGATTTCACCAGTCTGAGAGTCGTAAACAACTTTGTTACGATACTGGTTCATGATACCCTTGAGATACTGTTCGGCTTTGATCTTAGGAAGATTGCCAACGTCAACATAGAATACCCGGCGCTCTGGCGCTCTAGTGATACGATAGATGACTGCGGCATTTTCCATCATGCGCAACTGATTTGCTGGGCGAATAGCCTTGTGCAAGTATGACAGTGGCATATTTCTGTCCATGTCCTTCAAGCCCGAAGGAACAAAGCAGATTGAATCCTTTTCGATGCGCATTGTTGCGCCGGCGGTAGAAGAAAGTTGGGCTGCTGGAGTGAATGTCTTATTAGGAACAAGACCTCTGTCATTGTAGACAAAGTATTCTTTGATTTCCTTGATGAATTCTACACCAGTCTTAGGATCCTTTTCTTTAAGGACCTCTCTCATCTTCTTAATTTTTCTTGGGTCGATGTAGCGAATATCTGCCAGACCCTTCTTTAGATTGGCAGTGTCTACGACCTTATGAAAGAAAAGGCGGCCATCAATATACCAATGTCTAAAGTAATCTTGCGCTCTTAGATTGAAGTCCAACATATTCAGAAGAGATTTAAATTCTTCTTGGATCATTTTCTTGATTTTATCTGATAGTTCTACACCATCAAGATCAAGTTTGATTGGCTCTTCGTCATCTAGATTTGCTATTGAATCATTTACGATATCATCAATCGCAGTATCAATGTCTGCCATCATGGCAATGTCACGATACTTACGAATTAATTCTACTTCATTATTTGCGGTGCCATCAATGTCGATGTAGGTACCATAATAGCCACCGGCTCTGATAGTCTCTACGCCGCCATCGTCCGTTGGCGCCACAAATGATTTCTCAGTTTGTGGCGCCTGGGACTTTTCAATTTTATAACCAAATATCTGCATTAAATTATCCTAATTGGATTGAATTATGCAGTCAGGTAATGCGAGTAGTTAAAGGTTACTGTGAACTCTTCAATTACGTCATTCTGACCATACTGTAGTGCGATTTCCGACATGTTAATTGGGAAAGCGTTATAAAGAACATATGTCATAAGTGGATTGTCATTACGATCTAGATGTTCTACTGCCATGTCAACTTGATAGTCGATTGGATTTAGAATGCCAGTGTTGGCTTCTAGATCGTTCATGCCATTCATCCACTCTTCGAATGGACGACGAAGTGACATATTTGTGTCGTTGACAATTGTGATTGTGAACGGATCAAAGATACGTTCGCCAGCCAATTTAACTTCACGACCACGATATTGAACGATTGTTGGGTTTACTGTTGACGCTGGAAGTGCAGCACCAGTAACCAATAGCGAATACTCATTATCAGGAACCGAAGTTACGTATCCTGGGAATGTAAGAATTACACGAAATTGGTTTGGTCTTGCACCACCTGCCCCTAGTAACCCCTTAAACTTTGAAATATCCATTTATACTTCTCCTATATTTCTATTTATTCGGGTTATTAGGCGCCAACTTCTTCAAATGCTACGCTGGTACGTGTTGCCACGAAGTTCAGGTAGATGAAGTTAATTGACTTAGCTGGCTTGATGTAGATATCAGCAACGAATTCGTTACGGTCGATAACTTCACCAGTATTGTTTGACTCGTCGCAAACAACGCGGAAGTCATAGATACCACGGCGGCCGCGAACGTCACGTAGGAATGGTTCTACCATTGAACGGAACTGCGAACGGGTGAATACGTCATTGAATTCGAATAGCTGATACTTAGCAGCGGTAGCAATTGCCTTTTCAAGAACGATGAATAGACGACGAACGTTGATACGGTCGAAAGCAGAAGGCTTGGCGAGAAGAGTCTTATCGCCGTAAAGAATTGTGCCTTGACCTGGGAATGTTGTAACTGGGTTAACACCATTCTTGTAAAGTTCGTCGCGTTCTGTTTGGTTAGGAGACCAAAGTAGTTTCACTACATTCTTGATCTGACCACGATTGTAACCAGCTGGTGACCACCAAGCATCATTGGTTGTATCTGTGCGGGCGCAAAGACCGGCTGTATCGGCGTTCAGAGGAACGTTTATGTATGCGTCATTATAACGGTCATACTGAACCTTCCAGCCAGAATCCATAACAGCATATGATGTTGCACGATTGATATCGTTTTGACGATATGCAACAACATCAACTGCGGCGTCGGCAGCATTGTTCTGAACCGATGTGAGAGGTGGCGAAAGGAATACAACACAATCGAGGCGCGATAGAGCGATATTATCGATTGCGTTATTTACAACTGTTGCACTATGACCACCGGTAATGATCAGAGAAACGTCATATAGTTCCTTGTTCTGGAACAGATTGTAACCAGTGATAAGTTCTGCATCGGTAGGAGCATCAATAGCACCACCAGAAAGGTGGTCAACTACTGCATAGTTCAACACACCGTATGATGTGCCAGCTACGAGGGTGCCCCAGTTGTCAGTTGTGGTTGCAGCAGTTGGGTGATCAAGCCACCAAACATATGAAGATTGTGCATTAACTACATTCTTGTAGTAGTTTGTTGAACCGTCTGCATTCTTGGCTGTATTACCCTTAGATAGGAATGGGAACTTTTCTAGAACAGTTCCTCTAACGCCAGTGAAAAGGCCGTTCTTGTCTACTACGATTACGTGAACTTCGTCGTTTGTTGCGTTATTGTTTGATGCCCAAGTCGAAGTACCAGGTGCACCATCAAACTGCGATGCATATGCCCAGTCGATTAGAAAATCGTCGGCAGAAGTTGCAACTTGCGCGTTTGCTACAAGCGAAAGAGAAGTATCGCTTGCGATATAAAGAACTTCACCGATTGTATTACCAGCATCATCCTTGAGAATTGCGCCTACGTGGGTTTCAGTCAAGAATGATGTACCAGAACCAGTTACAGTCTTTGAGTTGGTCGCTGTTGTGATTGTACCAGTGCCAGCAATGTCCTTGAAAGTTCCACTATCTGCAATAGCAACAACAATGCTGTTACCGAAAATACCAGGATATTTAGCAGCAAATGCGCCCTGATCATTTGAACCAGAAGCATTTGTGGTTAGATAGATATCTTCATTCTTAATAAGAATACCATCGCCAGCAGAAGTTGCGTTAAGTGCAGAGGTGCCACATGCACGAACAACTTGAAGGTTATTGCCATAACCTAGGAAGTTCGCGGCTGAGAACCAGTCTGTTGTGTTATAGCTTGCTGGTCCACCAAATTGTCTTACTAGCTGATTTTCTGAGCCAATAAGTTGAACTTGTTCTACTGGACCCCAAACGAAGTCACCGCAAAATGCGGCTGCCGATGACGATACTGCAGGAACAACATTAGTTAGATCCTTTTCAGTAACTAGAACACCTGGCGATAATTGAAAAGCCATATTCTTCTCCTCGTTGTAAACTAGACAATATTCACTTGTCGTTTTTATGTTTTTATTTATAAAATGTGAAAGTTACAGTTAGAACATCCAGTTTTTAGGTTGAGGCGTTTCATCATCTTGTGATACCCTCCAAAGATCGCCATTGGATACAAAATAATCTTCTTGGAATCCACTATTTATTTCACCGAAAGGTGTTAGTTCATCCTCGATACTATCCATTTGTTCCTTATACATCTTCTCACGGATATCAATATTAGTCATATCTTTGAAGTATGGATTACTTGTCATCCATGCAAATAGAACTAGACTCATTACAAGGTCATCAAAGTAACCTTCATCTGCCATCCATGTTCCCTGCTTTTCGATGAAAGTAGAAAACTCGGAAATAGTTTCAGCATCAAATACTAATAACTTCTGTTCTTCAAGTAGAGATTTCAGCGCAAAACAACCCTGTCTCTTTACTTGCTTAGTCATTCTAACGCCGCGTTGCGTCTTTGTACCAAAGCCCGGTGATAGATATTGCTTCAACGCGGTCTTTACTGTCGTTAGAATGTTATCATATTCTAGTTCCATATGTAGAATATCAGCCACCTGTTGACCGATATCGTTAATTTCTACTAGAATATATGCTTTATTATAATCATTACCAACTTTGGCCACGATGTTGGGAAACAACATCGGAGCAATCTTATTATCACGATATTTGGCGACCAGTTTATATGGTGCTTGAGTTACGTCCATGACTGTGAATGCAGAATAGTCGCCGCCGACACCTCGTGCGGTGTCTACGCCCATCGCATAGACATGTCCCTCAATCGGTTCTTCAAAGATATCTAGTCCATCTTTCGAGTGAATAGGATCAATAGAACTCATAGCACCCAAAGTCTTGGCGCTAATCAGTGTATTACTCGAACCCAAAAACTCACAAAGAACTTCTTGGTTAAACTTTAGTTCGCCAAGCAAGCGAAGTTGTTCTTCTGCCCATGCTTCGTCTCTACCAGGAATTCTGTGGTAAGGAATGAACATTGGCACGAAGCCATTGTGACCCTTCTCTGCTTCATTCCAGAATTTCCAGAAGTGATTATAGCCAAGTGGTGTAGAAGTCAACAGAATCTTTGTAGTCTGACCAGCCGAGATGGTAGGATAAACAGAAGCGAAGAATTGTTCTGCGACGGTGTTTGGAATAATCGCGGCTTCGTCAATGTATAGCCAGTTAACAGATTTACCACGAATACCAGATGCGGTAGTAGCAGCGGTGAAAATCTTAGAACCGTTTTCAAGTTCTACGTCACCCTTGTTCCATGTCTTGACACCTTGTTGCATCCATAGTGGCAAGTTTTCATACATGCCCTGATAACGAGACATGACTTCTCTCGCGGCCGCGGTCTTGTTGGCCATGATAGCCACTGTCTTGCTGTCTTGAAATAGTGTGTACCAGAGAATACAAGCAGCCGATGTAATAGTCTTACCCTGCTGGCGACCTTCCATGAGAATTGCTTTACGATTGTTTAGAATGTGAAGAACTTTTTCCTTCTGACAATCATACAACTTAAACAGTTGCAGACCGTGGTCAAGAGTAACAATCTGGCAGTAGTTCTCAATAAAATAAATTGGATCTTCCTGACATTTTTCAATTTCTGCCAGCTGCTCTAATGTAAAGTTGTGTTTGTGACCAATCGGCTTTAGATTAATATTACCGTGATACGAGGATTCCTCACTCATGATCTATGACTTTAGCTTTCTCTGCTTTCAATGCTTTTAGGAGATCCGATGTGGAACCAGAAAAGATGATGTTGTTCTGTGTGTCAATATTTTGTTTCTTGGGTTCTTCTTCACGTAATTTCTTTTTTGCATTTTGAAGTGCGAGTAAATCTTTAGCAGCGTCACCCTTGATCTTCAATAGCTGACCCACAACTTCATATGCACGAGGACTATCACTAGCAAGAGCAACGTTCAACATACCCTGTAATGCTTGATCGGTTTGTTCTAATGTAGAATTCAACTTAGTTCTAGCAAGATTATAGTCGTCTTCGATATCATCGCCCGTAGATACGATTGCTGGCACCGGCGGCTCTTCAACTACTGCTGGCAGTTGTTCTTTTTTGTTTAATGCTTCGTCCATATGCGTTCCAAAGATCGCATCTAGTTTATCATAACTGTTCGAAGGTTTCATCGAATTGCTCCACATAATCCCAATTATCAACCACAGTTGCATCATTCGGTGTAGTCGTTACTTGATAGTTTATTGTTGAATTTTCTGGATCTAATGCAGCATATGTATTAGCAATAGCTGTTTTAATAATACCCTGTTGTTCAACTGGTCCATAGAAGTTTAGACCGAGAGTAAAGTTTAGATTCCAAATTAATGTTGATCTTTGAGTGTAATCACTTTCATAATTGTCCTCGTAATTGATACTATCAAGAACAATTTGTAAGTCTCTTTTAATACCCATTTCTGGAATATCGTTAATTGTTACACAAAAATCTGGATTGAAGAATGGTAAAATCTGTTCTAGAATTTGAAGACCATCGTCTTGATTTTTTGCTGCAATATATAGAGCAATACTCATATCATACGGTGTGCTAGTGAATTGTGTGCGTAGTTTATTTGGGTCATCACTAGTCCCAACAGCAACATTCTTCGTAAGCAGATTAATTTTCTTAGATGGATTATATTGTAGTCCAGTAATTTCAAACCCAATTCTAGGTAAAGTAATCGCAGTTGACGCAGGATCAATACCTGGTACGGATGCAATACGAGTTAGAAACTTTTGTTTAGGCGCATATGCTAGAGGAACTCTAATCGATTGAGCAATTTCACCCGCCGAGTTTTTACGTTCAACTGTAATCTGGTTGAAAATCGTGCCAAAAGCCACAATTGCTTTACGAATATGAGAATGATAAAAATGCTGCTTTAGAAACATTACGCGGCCCTCACTTGAACTTCACCGAATGGATTGAATGCAGTAAAGTCTAGAATGCCTTCCGCTTCAACTTCGAAATCGTTACTGTCATCTAGCGGATCAACATTTGTTGTGCCAGCTTCATTAACAATTATCGTATCACCGGTTTGTGCTAGGACGTAATCGCCAGACTGCATCAACAATTGCCAACCGAGTAAATCCTGTGTCTTGCCGTCGGTGATACTGTCGATCTCTTCAACCCCAGTATCAATTGTTTCAGAACTATACTCAAATACTTCACATGACATTCTATAGGTATAGATTTTACCTAGTTGATAAAACGGATTTAGAAAATCAACATAGTTGATCTGAAAGAAAGTCTTCGTCTTTGGAAAGAATAATAGATCGCCTTCAGATGGACGTTCTGGTAGTTGGAGACTTTCTGCATTTCTACCAACAGATTCTTCCCAGCGGCGTCTCGCCACAACAAAAGTGGCATTCGAGCGAAACTCAAAGCCAAACTTTGTCATCAACTCGCCCTGCCCCTCGAAGCCTTCGGTATTTTCGAGATACATTTCAAGAGGATATGCTTGGGTAAAATATGATAGAGGGTCTTCACCCAAAATAATATCTTCGTTAGCTATTGTTCTAGGAAGATAGTAAACGTCATGTCCATAAATCTTCATGCTTTCGATAATAAGATCCTCCAACAAACGCTGTTCGTTTGTTGTGCCAGATGTATTACCAGATTGAAAGTAGAAGTTTGTGGGCATGATCTTAGCCCACCATAAAATCGACTGGCAACTCGGAACTTAATTGCATGTCTTGTTGAATCATTCGAATTTCTTCTACTGCTTCGTCATATACTTGTTGACCATTCATGACGATGCCACCTGGTAGTTGCATACCACCAAATTTCTTCATGTTGTCGCCCCACTGCTTTTTGATAAGTGCAGTTGCATAAGTCTTAAGGAAACGGTCATTGTAAACTTGGGTGTATGTGTTTGGATCCACAATACGATAACACTCTACAATAATGAAATCGCCGGGTTCGAAAACATCGTTCCAGTTGCAATGAATTTCTAGTTTATCTGTCTTGCGATTGTAGGCAAATGATCTATCACCAACAAGTAACATGTCCAACATTGACAAATATTGTTTCATCTGTGTGTAGTAAATCATATCTGCCGAAAGCAGATTATACATGTCGTTCATACGGAATTGATATACAATATCAAACATATTATTTGAATTGTTCATACCAGAACTAGGACCGTTTACTGGTAACACTCTGATTACACCAATAACAGCATCGGGAATAGAAACATAACCGTTTTGAATATCACCTGGAGTATATTGATTTGTGGCTGCTAATGCTCTACTGAAACCAGAAGTTAAACCAGTGACAGTTTCGCTGGCTTGAAATGTTCCAGATACTTTGCTCACGGTTAATGTGGTGCTGCTAATCGAAACAACCTTACAAGTTGCACCAGATGTAGCGCCCTCAAGAATTTCTCCGACTTCAAAACTTGGGGCAGAAAGACCTGAAAAGCGAAGGGTTGCACCTGTGATTTGATGTTGGAGATAAACTCTCTCAACACCATCGAAATGAAACTCTTGGAAATACTGCAATGCGTCATCGATACGATCTTCTATTTGATCGTCATCAACGTTAATTTCGATTACAGGAAACCCCAGTCTACGGAGACAGTAATCTATTAGGCCTTGTCTTGATGAAACTGTCATATTGTGTCCTCTTTAGGACTATTTATAACGAACCCATATCGTAGGAAGTTGCACTAGAAGATTCGAGTAGTCCTAAATCAACAGAATTTGAAAAGAAAACTGGTGTTTCCGTTGTTCCAACTTCAATAATACTACCATCTGTCTTCTTTGAATATAACAATCCATCTGCTAAATTGATAGCCAGTTCACCGACAGCAATATCACCCGCCGCCGGTATAGAACCAGTTGTTTCACTTCTTTTTAATTGGACTACAGTTCCCATTAGTTCAACAATGTCCCTGATGCATCATAAATGTTAATACGATAATATGCACTTGAATTTCCATCTAGAAGATCGGCATCAAGTCCTGAACCAGAACCATCGACCGTCTTAATCGCATCAAGCATATTAGTTGCGGTAAATGCACCACCCAAAGATACAGAAGTACCCGCTAAGGTGATTGCACTATTTGCCAGTTTGGCGTTAGCAATAGAACCTGCCAACATGGTGTTAGTAACAGTACCAGTATCAGTGGTATATACACCATTTGAAACCGAGATTGCACCAGTTGCACTATCATAACTAATACCAGTGCCTGCACTTAATGCGGCTCTTGCTCTAGTATTTGTATAGAAAAGATTTGTAGTACCTTCAGTTACATTGTCGGTATCTTTTGTTGCTAACCAAGTATCGGCTGTGCTATCAAAATCTGCCGAAGCAAGTTTTGTGGCAATGCTATTAGTGATTGTTGTGGAGAAGTTTGCATCATCTCCAAGAGCCGCAGCAAGTTCATTCAACGTATCTAGTGCTGCTGGCGCTGCATCGATTACCGCCGCAACCGCTGTCGTGGCCGCACTATCAGCATAAGATTTTGTGGCGATAGTGGAATCGACTGCAATTGCACCACTTGTAATAGTGATGCCTGTGCCTGCACTGAAATGTGCGCGAACATCACTAGCACTTGGACCAGTATATGTAATTGCTCCAGTTGTGCTGTTATACGCGAGTGAACCGTCGCCACCGGAATCTGTTACCGATATTGCACTTCTGGCTCTGGCGTTTGTGAAATAAAGATTTGTGCTACCTTCTGTGATTTCATCTGTATTATCTTTACCCGCAACCGCGGTATCAACATAAGTTTTTGTTGCGACCGTGCTATCAATATCAAATACACCAGTCGAACTGTTATAATCTAGGCCAGTTCCACCTGAAATATCAGAAAGAGTAATGAAACCAGAAATATCAGATTCTTTTGCTAGAGCAAAACCACCAGCAGTAGATCCATCATGGACTACTATAGTATCTTTAGTTGTATCTACCGTAACTTCGCCCAACGCACCCGTGAAACTAGAGTGCTGGACTGTAGTGCCTCTTCGAAGTTGTAAAATCGTTGCCATTTGTGTCTCCTAATCCCACTCTATTTAGTTGTATGTTCCACCATCTAGAATGGCACCGTCTTCTATGTTGTCAAGAGAAGTCTTTAGTAGTTCATGGCCTCCAGCAGTGGATCCATCATGAACTCTAAGCGACCAATTAGTTGTGTCTACAGTAATTTCAGCCTCTGCACCCGTAAATGATTGGTGTTGAACCGAAGTACCTCGTCTAAGTTTTACTCTAGCAGCCATTATAAACTCCCGTAATCTACAGAATTATACGCCGCTACATCATCTGTAATCAAGCCATAATCTAAATCTGTTAATTGATTTAGACGAACAATAGCTGTTCCAGGAGATGTTGTAGTATCCACATGAAAATCGCTAAATGCAGTATCAGCAAAAGAGATTGTGGCGACGGAAGTAGCACCTGAGCCACCATCAACGTCTACGCCACCAATAGACACTACTGTTCCGCCTGAGTCCTTTGAGAATAATTTTCGATCTACGAGATTGATCGCTAGTTCACCTACTTCCAAATCACCAGAAGTTGGCTCTGAACCTGCGGTCTCGCTTCTTTTGATTTGAACTACAGTTGACATAGTTTAATCCTATTCATCTTTCGTAAATTTAGATTCTTCCCAGTCGGCTTTTGCTTTCTTTGCTTGTGCTGGAACTTTAGCATTATCTGCGATAACGTTTTCCAATTCAGCAATCTTAGCAGTCAATTCAGCAACAGTTTCATTTGCCATAGTCAACTGGGTTTTCAACATAATATTATCAAGTGTTGATGCCTTAAGTTGTTCGGCCAAATTATTAATATACGAATTGATAAACTTAGTTTGATCCATAATGTATCTCCAAAATGTGGGGAGGGATAATCCCTCCCCTATAATTTATTAGTAAGTTCCGCCGTCGATATTACCGAACGAAGGAGCATTACCTGAACCGTTAGAAAGAAGAACTTGTCCTGCAGTTCCTACTGCGGTAGCACCAATAGCACTTGTACCACCGCCAAAGAGAACGCCGTTAGCAGTTAGTGTAGTTGCACCCGTACCACCGTCTGCTACACCGATAGCAGATGAAAGACCGGAAACTGTACCACCTGAAAGCGAACCTTCGAGGTTAGCAACGAGTGTAGCAACTGTATAGCCAGTGCCAGCAACGTTGACAGTTGTTGTAGGAGCAGTTTGAAGATCCTTGAAGAGTTTCCACTTACCGTCGGATGCGTCACGGAACAGACCAGCATAGAGGTCTTGTGAACCGCTTGTGTCATACATACCGAACAGACCAAGGTCAACTGCGTCTGTTGAGTTGTTGTCGTTACCAACAAAAACGAGAGGGTCAGTTACCGAGATTGTTGTTGAATTAACAGTTGTGGTTGTGCCTGTAACTGTTAGGTTACCAGCAACAGTAATGTTTGTTGCGGTAATGTCGTCCGAGTTTAGCGTACCATCAACAGTAACATCATTGAATGTAACGTTAGCAGTAGTAGAAACGTCTTGACCAATTTCAATTGTTACTGCACCACCAGCAACAGAAGTTGAAACACCTGTGCCGCCACTGAAAGTTAGAGTGTCAGTAGCAAGTGAGATTGTATCTGTGCCGCTGTCACCAGCAACATCAAGATCGGTCGAAATGGATTGTTCGCCAGCAGCGGTCAGACGACCCTGAGCGTCAACTGTGAAAGTTGGAATTGCGGTTGAAGAACCGTAAGAACCAGCAGTGACCGCTGTGTTGTCTAGATCGATTGTACCAGATGTATATGTAATACCTGTGCCGCCAGAAAGATGACTGTCAACACGACCAGTTGTGAAGTAAAGATTGCTCATTCCTTCAGATAGATCGTCTGTATCATGGTTCGAAAGAGATGATACAGTACCAGTTACGTCACCTGTTAGATCAGCAGTTACGGTAGCAAAAGTTACGTTTGCACTAGTGCTTACATCTTGACCAATGCTAATTGTACCTGTGTTATAAGTGACGCCAGTACCACCAGATAGATGGTTATCAACACGACCCGTTGTGAAGTAAAGATTACTTACACCTTCTGCTAGATCGTCCGTGTCAAATGTAGCAAGTGAAACGGCAGAAGCGGTGTATGAGATTACACCAGTTGTATTATCATACGAAAGGTCACCAGAAACACTGACGGCGCCTCTTGCGCGGGCATCGGTGTAGTAAAGATTTGTAGAGCCTTCACTTAGATCGTCTGTGTCATGGTTCGAAATCGAGGAAACTGTACCAGTTACGTCACCGGTAAGATCGGCTGTGATTACGCCAGCAGAGAAGTTACCTGAACCGTCGCGCTTTACGATGGCGGATGCAGTATTTGCATTCGTCGCAGCATCTACGAGAGCGGTATACTTTTTACCACCAATGGCGTCAATAACAGCGCCACCAGAAGAGTTTACAGATTCGATATACAGAACACCCGCTGCCCCATTATTGGCTGCGTCTTCTGCATATGCCATTTCACCTTCTAGAAGATCCGAAGTTGCTGGTGCAGTTGAGCCAGAACTTCTCTTGATTTGAATAATTGTTGACATTTAGCTTTCCTTTTTTGTTATCTAGATCAATAAGTTCCGCCGTCTATTGCAGTCGGTGTTACTGTAGTAGCAGGATTTACTGCTTCCCATTTCTTTGTTTCCGAATTGTAAATCAAAGTGTAACCATCTTGTAATCCGGTAGCATCAACGTCTGCTAAACTTTTAACATCCGCTGCGGCACGCTTGCTTACTATGTTTGTATTTATAGTTTTAGTGTTTGGAACAGTAACTTTTACAGCCATTATTTGGTAACCTCCGGATTGACAACCACAATTCCCTCAAGAACTCTTAGAGTTTCTTCTGGGCTTGTGATTTCGATATCGTAAACGTATCTACCAGCCTTTATAGCAGAAGTTTCTTCGGCGGTAAGAGAGATTGTTACTTCGCCATCCAATGGAGAAGACACATCTGCGGTAAAATTTATCGCAGTGTTAGTATAATAAGATTTACGCATCTGAGACGATGCTTCATAATCAGATAAATCTTTAAGATCACCGAATTGATCAGACACAGCAATAGTGAATGAGAACGTTGTTCCCTGATCAATATAAATGTTTTGAACTTGTGCCATGAGAACCCTTATAAATCTTTTCGTTCTATTTATAATAATGAGTGAGTAATGAAAACTATCTTGATGCTGAAATACGGCACAAAATATAGCAAAGAAGATGTGGATCGTATCATAAATGCGACGAACAGAAAGTATAACTATGTCTGTATTACAGATGATGATACACTAGATCCAATAGTAAAGACTATTCCTTTACCAGAAGACGTTGACGGAACATTCATTAAAGTGTGGATGTATGGCCTAGAAGACTTGGGGGACGTTCTTTACTTCGACCTTGACATTAGAATACAAAAAGATATAGAACATCTATGGAATTATATTGACGAGCGCCCCACAATATGCTATACATATTGGAAAGATATTAGTTGGGTAGATCAACCAGCGCAATCTTATAGCACACAATATCTTAGTAACTATAACTCTAGTGCAGTTTTGTGGCGTTCTGGTAGTCCTAAGGCTAAACAGATTTGGGAACATTTCGAAAAAGACATGGACTACTATATGATCAAATATTGGGGTGACGATAGATTTCTATGGCATGAAAAGTTTGACTTTAAGTGGTTCCCGAAAGGAGAGTTTTACTCTTTTCTTTATGGAGCAGACTACTATGATCCAGAAAAGAGAGTAGTAGATAGATATCGACCAGAATATACAGTATGCCTTTTAAATGGCTTAGATTACTATCCAGGATACGACAAGAAATATGATGATCTTTCTAACAATAAAATGGGGTGACAAATATTCCGAGAAGTATGTGAATAATCTTTACAAAATGGTAAAGAAGAATTACACAAAAGATTTTAGGTTTATCTGTTACACCGACGATTCAAAAAAGATCAATAAGAACATCGAAGTTGTTCCTATTCCAGATGATGATCTTTTACATCCAAAATATTATTATGGCAAAGAAGCATTCTGTTTTGACCGAGCAAAGTTTCTAGTATTCAACTCGGAAGAATGGCTAGATTGTGAGTCAGAAGATCAGTTTTGTTACTTTGATTTGGATCTAGTTATTCAGAACAACATCGATGAAATAGATGAACTGGCCGAGAAACCCAGAATAGCACATAGTCTGTGGCAACCTGCTGGCCAAATGGATGATAGATTCTTCATTGAGACTAGGGGAACCTACTACAACTCTAGTATGATGCTATGGTCATATGGTCAATGTCAGCATATATATTACGATGTTTACGAAGAATCTGAAATCATATTTAAGACTTTCTTCAAGGGTAGTGACAACTATCATTTCTGGCGCCAGAGAGGATTCTGGAAAAACATTCCCGATCATTGGATCTATTCATGGAACAGAGGTCGTTATCATCCAGAAGATGTAGAACGTTTCAAGTTTAGAAGTGATGCCAAAATATGTCTGTTCAATACAGATAATGTTCCTCATCCTTCAGCAAAAGATCATGTAGAACTTATTGAATGTAATGATAGAAGAATAATTGATTTATGGACAAAATAAGAGTCAACTACGTCTGTTGTAAATGGGGTACCAAATACAATCCAGAGTTTGTCAATCGTCTCTATCGAATGGCAAAGAAGCACACCCCAAATCGTTTCGAGTTTCATTTCTATTGCTATACAGACAACAGTGAAGGTTTTGAAGATGAAATCAAAGTCATTGACTTCCCAGACATCCCAGATATCCACCCGAAATACTGGTTCGGTTCAGACGATTTCAAGTATGGTATGGCCCGTTGCTGGGATAGACCCAAGACATTTATCTTCAACACCCACAACTTCGCAGAAGATAAACCAAATGGCAGATTTGTATTCTTCGATCTGGATGTAATCATTCAAAACGACCTGTCACCGATCATCACTTATGACTTTGATCATCCTACTAAGTTACGTTCATGGTGGCAGGATCCGCGACCTATGAAGTCTCGTAACTTCAAATTGTCACATGGCGCATACACAAATGGTAGTTGTATGGTGTGGTCGAATGATCAAACAGAATGCATCTGGCAGGATGTGTTAGAGAATCAAGAACGTATCTGGTTTACGTTCACGGATGGAACTGACAACTATCATAGCTGGCGATGGGGTGACTTTAGACGCGATGGTGAACCTCCATTATGGAAACATTTCCCCAGCACTTTTGCATACTCCTACAATAGAGGAAGAGACTGGGATGCAGGTGATTTAGAAGTATCTAAATATAGAAAGAACTGTATTCTGTGTGTCTTCAACGTTGATTTGCTTCCGTTTCAAGACAATAGCAGAGGCAAGGTGAAGCAGGAATCATTAGTTGATCCTGATCTATTAGAGCATTGGAATGTTTGATGATTAATATCTACACCGTGAAATGGGGCTTTAAGTATGGACCAGAATATGTCAATCGCATATTCGATGAGTGCAAACAACACATTACTGCCGAGTTTGAGTTTCATTGTATCACAGAACACTCTGTAGGTCTCAATCCAGAAATCACTGTAATTGATTTGCCCGCAGACAACTACTACGAAAAGTGGTGGAACAAATTATATTTGTTTGATCGTCATCTAATGAGAAAAGATGGAGAAAAGTTATTCTTCGATCTTGACATTTCAATTCAGCAAAATATCGACTGTATCGTAGAACATGATCCAGAAGACGGATTGACTTTTGTTCGCACCCACTGGCACAATCTAAACAAGATGAAGAAAGATTGTAAGGATATACCCCATAAGTATACCGATTTAAACTCAAGTGTTCTTAGATGGAACGATAGGTTAGACATTGACAAAATCACCAAGTTCGTTAGAGATTATCCTGATCAAATGTTTTTTTATTATCGGGGTCTGGATAATATGTTCGGTCATCAGCGAGAACGTCTTTTAAAGATTAATTATTTTCCTGATGGATGGGTATACAGTTACAACTATGGTTACATGTGGCCAACAGATGTGAGAGAACAAGTCATTCGTGAAGAGCCACTAATTTGTCTATATGATTCAATGGAAAGACCGCAAGATGCTAAACTATAATTTTTTGAACAACTATCGTAATTGGGGTGAAGGTCTAGATAAGATCAGCCATGAAATGCCATATAAGCATGATGACTTTCGCAAATCTTTGAATCCAAATACAATGGATGCAGCAATTTGGCTAGTCGAAGAACTGAAAAAGCATGTTGACTTTACGAAGAAACTTGATATCACGATTCTAAACTCTTGGCTAGGCTTCCCCCTAGTTCCTTTACTATGTGAAAATCTAAGCGTAAAGAAGTTAAATCTAATCGATGTTGATAAAGATGCATTGGAACTTTCTAAAGTTTTCAATCGTTATTATTCAGAAAAGGATATCGAACTTAATCACTTGAATTGGGATGTTCCCTTTGCATATCATGATATCAATGCTCTTCGTACCGATGTTGTTATTTCTCTTTCATGTGAGGCAATGTATCCGCTAAAGAATATGACGACCGCAAACAAGGATTGTATCTTTGCATGCCAATCATCTAACGTGTTTAGAGAAATGTATGGCATAAACTGTGTTCCTACAATTCAGGATCATATCGAAAACGTCGGAATAAATAATATTATGTACCAAGGTCAAATCGAACAATCATATTGGTCGTGGGACGGCAAGGTAAACTTCGATAGATTTATGGTTGTAGGAAGGAAATAAAATGGGTAAAGCGAAAATCGTTGCACCTCCTCCAAAAGATTATATTCCAGAACCCCTGATTTCTCCTCCAGTAGAAATAAATTTAGAAGAAACTGTTATTCAAGAATGGTCTGATAGTAATTTAATTGAACAGTTAGACGAAATAATTGTTCAGGAAGAACCAGTGTCTTCCGAAGAAGAACTCGAAAAAGAGCGTATCGCACAAGAAAAATATGAAGAAATTCAACGGCAAAAGATAGAAGCAGAAGAACAGGCTAAGCGAAGAGAAAAGCTGGAAAAGAAAAGTAAGAAAAAAGATACAGAATTATTAGCAGAATTAGAATTATTACGTGCATCAAACGAACAACTTGCGCGAGAAAAAGAAGCAGCAGAAAAAGCAAGAGAGGAAACTATTCTTGCTATGCGTAATAAAGCCACTGAACAGCGCGGCAATCAATTAAATTTAGTGAAGCAACGCAAGCCTTCTCTTTGGACAAGATTTAAAAATCTACTAAAGAGAAGAAGAATGCAAGTAGCAACGGTAGGAATTAAAAACTATGAAACCGCAATTCTACAACGAGCGAGAATTGCGGTCCCAAAGATGTTAGATGATTTAGAAAAGATGCACGAACAGTTGACTATAATGGAAGAACTGTTAGCAAAATATACCGAGCGTCAAAAAATTAAAGATCAGTAAAATCTAATCCAGAAATATCTTCAACCATTGATTTCCAGAGGTCCTCATGGGGAATGACGTAACCGAGAGTGAGTCGCTTGCTGCGACTCCCAGCACAATGATAGAAGACTTGATCAGTCTCACTCCGCCTACCGAAGTAACCGACCTTGACCGACCAACCCTTGGGGTCCCAAAGAGTGACCACTTCTTTTGTTACTGGGTCTAGATATCTAAAGAAGCCAGCATTTTCTTCTGTATTATAGGTTAGAAGAATATTATAGCCAGCGGCGTTCCAGTTTGTATGCCAGCCCATGAATCCATTTTCTGGATAGTAAACATGAACGGCGTTGTTTCTAGCACCCAGAAAAGAGATAAGTTCTCTATTTAATTTTTGTTGCTTTTCTCTATGAATGGTTGGAACTGAGTCTACCATACCAATATCACAACAGAATGCTGTTTCTGGATAACCTTCATGATCGCCGTCTTTATCGACAATTTCGTTCATATACGTTTCGGATGTGCCGCTATCAATATCAAACCCGCGGCGTCTATCTGGTTCACGTAAACTATCATGGTCGGTTTGAGAGAAGAACCATTCCGTATAGGGAGTGAGTATCTCCAAAAGTTCTGGATTAATCGTATTAGAAAATTTCATCACTTGTCCCTGACGGCTGGTGGCAAGGTATAGTGATAGATGACTATCTCTTGTCCTTGTAATTCTTCTTCTTTATAACCTACAACAAAATTCCAACGGGCATCTGGATCGGGAAATCTTCCAGTTTTTACACCAGTATTTCCATATGTCAATAGACGCCACATTGTAAATGTATCCCACTGTAATGCGTCTGCTGGATAGTGTTGTCTGTCAAATCCTGGTTCATTCTGTCTCTGATATTCTCCCCACCAAGAGGCCATCAACTGCAATGTTTTGGTATTATTGCGATAGATGAATAAGCCACAATGCTCGGTCATTTCTTCTGTATCAGAAAGTTTAGTCAAAGCAGCATTATACGGACGATTGGCAGTGAATAGAACATCCACATTATCTGGAATCTGATCAAATATTTTTTGAATATCGTCGTGTTGAACTTCTGTATCACAGTCCATATAAACTGTCAAGTCGTATGGCGTCTTATCTAGCGCCCATAACTTGGCACGCTTATGATATGGCACACCATCGGTAATAATGTTTTCGAAGATTTCTTCGTCCCCTGGTTCCACCCATTCTGGATGTGTGAACAATGTAATCTTAGCTTCTGGCCAATAGTCTAGTAAAGATAGAGCAGAGTTTTTAGCAGCGCGGTAGTAGCCTCGGCGAAGAGATGCTACGTAAACAAAACCATTATTCGGCATTCTTTTCTTCTTCCATGATCAGCATGGTAGCGTATGCCATAACTTCAAGTGCCGATTTCGATCTGCGGATCTTCGTCTTCATCGCCTTGTTGGTAGAGTTTTTGATTACGGGAACTTCGAATGCTTCTAGCTTGGCTTCGAATAGTGCTTCGTCCTTGCGGCGCTGTTGATCCACCTTTGAACGTTCCATTCTCTGGCGAACTTCTTCTGAACGGCGCTCTTCTCTGAGGCGAGTATTTTCATCAATCTCGGTCTCAGTAAACTTATTCATAATAGCAATGTAATCTGGATTATTACCTTCACCAGAAACAGAAGCAGGTAGTCGCTTACCATCTGGATAGATGATAACTACCATTACCTGCTTTTGTTCTTTATTCAGCCAGAAAGGTTCTTCGTAATCTTTTGTTTCGGTAGTAACAACCGAGTCCAATACCACAGCATCTTCATCCACAATCATTCAAATCTCCATAAAATGAAATAATATAAAGTATATAGTTATAGTTTATGCGGTGCGAATCCAGAGAGAAACCGTGCTTACTGTATCCTTGGTAGAAATAACTGTATCTCCGGCATATGTACCAGAGTATGAGCCAGCATAAGTTCTTGAGCCAGAATAGTTAGCAGAATAAGTTCTAGAACCAGCGAACGAGTTACCGTATGATCCAGAATAAGTTCTTGAGCCCGAATAATTAGCCGAATATGTTCGCGAGCCAGCATATGAACCCCCAACATAACCACCATAATATAAGATATATGTATTAGAATATGTTCTAGCACCACCGTATGTGGTGCTATAAGTTCTATTACCGGCAAAGGTATTAGTGTAGCTGGTTGAATATGTTCTAGTACCACCATATGTAGTGCTATACGTTCTATCACCACTGTATGAACCAGTGTAGTTCTGAGAAACTACCTGTTCACGGGTGTCTGAACCCGATCCCATACTAACCCAAGTGCCACCAACAGGAGTTGACGCCTGAAGTTTATATGTACCGACACCAGTATCGATAATACGATTACGGAAGTTTGGAATCAGTTGTTCAATTTCGGCATCCGACATTTGCTTAATATTGTTGCCGTTATATGTTTTCAACGGACGTAAATCACCGTCGGGTGTCGAAGTTGCTGCGGTCTTTTGCCAAATATAGTATGTGGTATTACCACCGTTTGCAACGTCGGTAATAGTATATCTTGCTGTCCAAGTACCACCGGCTGGAGCAGAACCTGCAAGACGATATTGACCAGCGGTATATGAAGATTCTGTTACCATTGCGGTGATAACTTTATCTAGAACATCCGTATCAATTTCACCGTCAGTAAGTTCTTCGATACCAGAGCCATAGCCAACTGGACGATTGGTAATACTTTCGGACGCGGCCGCAGTTATCTGTTTTGCGTAATAAGTTGTAGTAGTTGATGCACCAGTAGCAGGGTGAGTGCCAGTCGCTTCTGTTCTATCTGTATCAGCGAATGTACCGATTGCCGTACCAGAAAGTGCATTTGCAGTATCAACGTTGATATCGGCAGTGTTCGAACCATTACCAGCAGCACCAGCAAATCCTACCGTGATCTTATTAGCAATATAGTTTTTAATTTCTGTGTCCGACATAGCCTGCAAACCCTGAAAGTTTGAGGACGTAATCGGCGTACCAGATGCTTTGATCTTTAGAGGATTCATTTCTTATAACCTTAGTTTAGTCTAGTGCCGCTTGAATCGTATACCAGAAGTGGTGTCAATGAGAACCAATCGGTGCCGTCTTTTGCTACAAATGTTGCGCTTGAACCTGCAGCAAGTGTTACCGCAGCATCAGCCGTGCCACCATTGATTTTATCAGATGTATTAGGATAAATCAATAGATTTGTAGCAGTAGTATTTACTACTGTATAAGTCAAAGATGCAGAAGCCGCAGGTAGTTTAACACCCTGACCAGATGATACAGAGGTGACGATGCTGTATACTGTAGCAAGAGTTGTAGCGGTACTTTGATTGGTACCAGCTGCCGAAACTGCCGCGGTAATCGATGGCTTAAAATCACCGGAAAGAGTAACGTCTGTGAATTCTGGACTATCACCAGATTCATACTTATCGGTGTTTAGATTGTTGAAGTTATTATCAACTTCTGTGTTCGTAAGAGGTGAGCCTTTTACGGATCTTAGAGTGATTGTTGACATAGTTTTAGTTACCTTGTTTGTCTAATATTTGTTGCAACAAAGATTTGATATCTAGCATTTCTTGTCTTAGACTATTTATATCACCTTCAATTGTTTTCATTTTTAATTGATCACTTCTAGCCTTTTCTTTTTTGGCACGATATGCTTTCAAACCATCTGCATCGGTTGATATTAGAGCCTTGGAATTACCATCTCTAACGTATTTAGTCGTGTCATCCAGGCTATATCTTTGCTGCAACATATTACGCCTGCAGTGCTATTGCGCGAAGTTCTCTAACCTTAGGAACAACACATTGCTTGGATGAAAGCATAACAACTTTAACTGCAAAAGTCTTGTAGCCGGTATATGTCACACCACCGGAAGTATATTCGAATACTCCATCGCCGTTAAGGGAAGTTGATGGAATATCATATGAATACTCTACGAAACTTGATGTTTGAGTCGATAGTGCTTCTGTAGTTGTAAGTTCAATCCAATCCTTATCATCGAATGAACCAGGATCAGTTTGATGTAAGAACTTTGCGTATACCTTAACACTAGTTCCAGTTGGCAGATAGTTACTTAGATATACTCTAAGGTCTTCTGCTTCCTGGCCATCGTCCAATACAACACGGCGTGAAACATACTTAGATGCCGCGCTTCCCACTGTTGTATCTTCATCTGTTACATCGTTGTTAATATCGTTCGCAATAACTACCATAGAACATTTTCTAAGATCAATAACTGGCGACACGGTTGATGTTTGAGTGTTCATACCGAGTTTGATGTTGAATGACTTGTCGCCACCAAGATCAGCCTGTTCATTCGAGTATGAGCGAATTGATGCATCAAATGCCAGTTCTGTGGTCTTGTCTGGAACAAAATTATAATAGGTCGTTGAGCCAGACGATTCTGAACCTGTATTTGCAGTAGCAGAATATGACCAAATTAGATTTGTTGTAGTATGCTCCAGATACCCCACGTTTGCACCAAGGGCATTTAGAATTTTATCTTCAAGTTCTACAATCTCTGCATATGATGTACCGTTACCAACCACATCATTTTGTGAGAACGATCCAGATTCCACGAAAATCTTAGCAACATTATACAGTCCATCATAGTCTCTAACGAAACCGTAATTTAGTGTTACTGTGACTTCCGCATCTGTACCAGAACCGCTTGAAATTGTCAATGTTGGATTGCTAGTATAACCAGCACCAGGATTTGTTACAACAACATCCGTTACTACGCCACCTGCAATTGTTACATCAACTGTAGCATTTGTAGTTGCGCCGCCGCCACTTAGCGTATGTGATATTGTTCCATTTGTGTATCCTGTGCCACTATCTACGATATCAAACGTGAAACCATGAACCTTATCACCGGATGCAAATGCGCCGCTTGAGAAAGATTCGAATTTCGCATAATCCACATTGAATGTTGACAGTGTGATATCAGCAATAGTACCGACTTCGAAGTCTGCACGGTTCAGTGCAAACTTAATATCTTCGGCCTGCCATGCAGTCCATGTTCTGTTGTTAGCCGAGGTGAACAGAACGCCAGTATTTGGCTGCTCTGAGATACGAGTAGTAGTATTAAGTTGATTTTCACCCAATTCAGAAACCCAAATTGTATAGTTTGGATCATTACCTGCAGGTAGAAGAACAAAACAATATTCTGTATTATTCTGTAGATAGACCGGTGATGGGAATGTGAATGTGGTAACCGTTTCGCCATTATCAGGATCAACATTAATCTGGCTTGGATTTAGAGTTACTTCACTAAATGGTAGAACTGTATTGCCAGGATAACCGTTGACCACTTCACGAAGTTGGAGTGTAATGGGAGCGGTTTCAGACTTAGTTCTAAAGAAGATATCAAGAGAAGTCACATAGCAGCCAGAAGGCATCTGCGAAACATAGAATGTTTGTGCAATTGGATCCAGACGAATGCTACTGAAATCTGCCCAACATGCATTTCCGATTGCACCCCAGTTCCAATTCCAACAGATATCGAAATCTGCTTGCGGAGTTTCTGTTAGAACAACTGGATCAGTTGTTTCATCTACAGGTTCTTCATTAGGTGTTGTCGTTGTCGTTGTCGTATTGTTGACGGTTTCTGTTTCAGTTATTGTAGCAGCTGGCGTTGAGGTATCACCAACAGTAGCAGCAACGGCAGTGACAGTGGGTGCTGGTATTGTACCGACTGTTCGTTCATCAAGTCTTACGGTTGTGCTATTTGTGTCCGTAACTGTTCTACTACCACTAACCGTGTTCATAGAAACATTAGCAACTCTGGTTGAGATTACTGTATCTTGAACGTTTTGTGATAGACCATTTGCAGAGAATACTTGAGTTGCAGAAGTAGTTACAAACTTATCTCTATTTTTTGAATCGTCTACAAGACGGAACTTCTTTTCGCCTACGCGGAAAGTGCCAGCAGGAATTCTAAACTGACCAACGCAATTACCGTTTGCGTCTGTGATAAGAGGATCACCCCAGTCTCCATTAGCATTAGCAGACTGTAGAATCGAATTTTCTACGTTCGCAGTGAGTGCAGCACTTGATAGGGGGCGGCAATTATCTGCAACCGCAACTCCGTCAAAGAACGGATAAACGCGAGTTAGTGGTTTCAATCTAGTTGCAGTAAATGTAACTGTGATTGAGCGCATGAAAGGAATAATAGATGTATTAGTTACTCTAGGTCCAATGCGTTGTGTCTGTGTTTCTGGAGTCACAGACATTTGAATACCTTGGCGAGTTTGGCGTTGTTCTGTAGTTGTTGTTACAACTTGAGTTTGTTCCTGGAAGATTGTATTACCATCAACGCGAGTATTTCCACCGACAATAGCGCCTTCTGATACTCCAGTAACTCTACCTGTGCCAAGGTCTTGCCAATCTTCCCACTGGGTACCCCATGCATCTGCCATAGTTTCCCATGCGTCATAGTTACCATCGAAGTTAGCTGCAATATCAGGAAGAACTGTAGTATCTGTCCAGTTATCAACTGGCGGATCTAATTGCATATCACCAGAATATACGAAAAGAAGTTCGCCGACGCAGTTTCTAAACTTAGATGCAAAGAGATTGCTAGTCAATGCAACTTCTGTATATGGTAGTGTTAGTAGATCGCCTGTCTTTTGAACGTTTGTTGATTGATCAGAAAGATATCTAAGATCAACGTTTTCCATAAAGAAGAATGGACGTAACTCTTTTTTCATAGGATCAATAGAGCAATGATGTTCATTGTCAAGAACATTTGCCACGTTATGGCCAGTGAATGCATCAACAAGAATGCCATTCTTGAAACGGTCTAGACCCGATGCGTCTGTAATAGTAAGATCGCTTGCCGCTTTTTCTAGCAGATTTAATGATGTATAATATTCTAAGCGATTGAGTCTTTGCTCCAGGACACCAATATCTCGCATTGTATATCTGCGGTTATCGATTGCCTTATATTTCACACCATAATCTGTTCTACCAGCTGTCTTAGCAACATTTGGTGCAAGAGATGGATAAGGAGGAATATTTACTACAGCAATAGACATTCCGTTAGCAGGCTCGACTGGATCTTGTGGAACTAATCCAGGAACACCATACACGGACGAGA